ATGAAATATTTCTTTAAAACCCGCCTGGGTAATACTCGCTTTCAACTTGCTGATGGGTCAGTCCTGTTTAAGGACGTCCCGATCGCAAGGACTGGTGAGCTGGAGTACGACGCCACAGAGCGGCCTGAGCTTGTCCCAAACGACAGAGGGAAGGTCATCGTACGCCGGACGCCAGAAGAGGTGTTCAGCGAGCGAGCCATGGCGTCATTCGAAGGAATGGCAGTCACTATCGGCCATCCGCGAGATTTTGACGGGCAGATCATCTTTGTTACCCCTGATAACTGGCGCCAGCTGGCTCACGGGCACATCCAGAACGTACGACGTGGCACGGACGATAAAACCGATCTGCTGCTGGCTGATGTCATCGTCAAAACCCCGGAAGCCCTGCAGGCAATTGATGATGGTGATGACGAGGTCAGCTGCGGGTACGACGCCGATTACGAACAGATTTCACCTGGTCTCGCAAAGCAATCTGCGATTACCGCTAACCATCTGGCCCTTGTCCCTAACGGGCGGGCCGGTTTCCGTTGTGCAATAGGGGATTCTATGCCAAGCACTACTAAAAACTGGTTTACCCGGCTCCTGAAGGCCCGTAAAACCGGGGACGCTGCCGAAATGGCAAGTCTCATTGATAACCCGCCTGATGATGTCACGGGCGATAACGACGTATCGACCTCTATGACACCTGGCGGAGTGGTCATCAACCTTGCGCCGCAAAATCCGCTTCCCGGCCCGGCATTGCCTGGTACCGGCGATGCCGAGGAAGAAATTCCTGCATGGGGTAAGGCGCTGATTGAGGCGGTGGCCAAACTCACGCCTGCGGCAACTGCTCCTGGAACCGGCGATGCCGAGGACGAAGAGGAGAAAAAGGAAGAAGAGGGTAAGGTTACCGGCGACGCCGCTTACCGTGCCGATCTGATTCAGCCAGGCATCCAGTTGCCAGAGAAGGCGAAGCCGACAGCATTCAAGCGTCAGGTGCTCGCCTCTGCAGATCAATCTCTGGTGCGCTCTATTGTCGGTGATGCCGATATCAGCAAGCTGAAAAAAGCCACGGTAGATATGGCTTTCACGGCTGTTTCTGAGCTGGCGAAAAACCGCAATACCAAAACCGTCGACAGCCTGCAAACGCAGACTGCCACCACTGTTAAAACCATTGCCGGTATGAATCAGGCCGCGCAGGAATTCTGGTCTAAACGAGGCTAACCAATGGGTAATACATTTCTTTACCGGATGCCAGCGGGCATCGCCGGGGCAATTTCTCGTCCGCAGGATCTGACGGTTGAACCTCAACTGCTGGACTCCTCCAACCTTTTCCCCGCTTACGGCCTTGGCGGCAAGATTTCCTCCGGGAAATTTGTGCCAATCGCTGCGAGCGATACAGCGTCGGTGCTGGTGGGCATTTATGTTCGTCCGTATCCGACCGCCAGCCAGCCGGATAAAGTCCAGCAGGTAGGCAGCGGTAAAAACTTCACCGGCGATTGCCTGGTACGTGGTTACGTCACGGTAAACATCGGCGCGGATGCATCCAGCGTTGCTCTGCATGGCCCGGTCTACATGCGAGTGGCCACACCATCCGCCTCAAGCCCTCTCGGCGCGTTCCTTGCCGCCGCTGATGGCTCGAATACCGTCCAGATCACTAACGCTTACTTCAATGGCCCTGGCGACACCAGCGGCAACATTGAGCTGGCCTTCAATATTTAAGGAAATCGCAAATGCCAATGACATTTGACCAGGCGACAGTCGACGGCACTGGTGCCTTTCTTGTCCATGAGCTGGAGCGTCTCGATCAGACACTGAATCTGCCGCTGGTGAATTTCACCTGGTCGCGCGATATCCAGTTGCGTGAAGACGTGTCTATTGCTGATGAGATCAGCTCGTTCACTAACACCACTTTTGCTGCTGCCGGTACGCCGAATGCTAACGGTAAAAACTGGCTTAGCAAAGCCGCGACCGCGATGGCTGGACTTAACGTCGACATCGCAAAAACTGGCTTCCCGCTCACACTGTGGGGTATGGAGCTTGGCTGGACCGTTCCTGAATTGCAGGCAGCTGCGCAGGTTGGTCGCCCGATCGACACGCAGAAGTACGACGGCATGCAGCTGAAGTGGAACATGGACACGGACGAGCAGGTTTATATCGGCGATTCCGGTCTGAACGTTAAAGGCCTGCTGAACCTGACGCAGGTAACGCCGACCAACGCCGCGAAGACCTGGGCGACCTCCACCGCTGACGAAATCCGGGCGAGCATTAATGCCGGGTTGAGTGCTGCGTGGGCCAACTCAGCTTACTCCATGGTACCGACGGACATGCTGATCCCGCCGGAGCAGTTCTCTCTGCTGGCAAGCACCATCGTATCCAGCGCTGGTAACCAGTCCCTGCTGACCTATCTGGAAACCAACACCATCGCATACCACCAGAACGGGCGTCCTCTGAACATCCGTCCGGTGAAATGGGCGAAAGGTCGTGGCGTGTCGAACTCTGATCGCATGATGTTCTACACCAACGACAAGAAATACGTTCGCTTCCCGATGGTTCCGCTGATGAGCGTGCCGATCCAGTATCGCGGCCTGTATCAGCTCGTAACCTATTACGGCAAGCTGGGTGCAGTAGAGCCGGTTTATCCGGAAACTCTGGCCTACGTCGACGGCATCTAACCTGCGGCGGCCCGAAAGGGCCGCTCATGAGGACTTGCAATGAAAAAGATTTACGTACTCTCCCCGTTTAACTTCAACGACGGCAAAGAGCAAAAGCATTTCCCGGTTGGCTTCCACGACGTCGATGACACGGTTGCTGATCACTGGTTCGTAAAAGCGCACTGTTCTCCGGATGGCGAAGCGCCAGCGGTCGCAGAAGACCCGCGCATTGCTGAGCTGGAAGCAAAAATCGCCGAGAAAGACGCGCGTATTGCTGAACTCGAAGCGCAATTGCCGGAGACTACCAATAATGGCAAGAAATCAAAGTCTGCCGACGCCTGAGCAGTTCAGGGCAACCTTTCCGCAGTTCGCTGACGATACAAAGTACCCCACGCCAATGATTCAGGCTCGACTGAATCTTGCTGATGCCATGCTGAGTGAGTCGCGCTTTGGCGTGGATATCTTTCCCTACATCGTCGGGCTGTATGTTGCGCACTACATGTACCTTTACGCCGCCGATATGCGTGGTGTAGCTGTGGGTACTGCTGGTGGCATAAATAGCGGCATACAGACCGCGAAATCAGTGGATAAGGTTTCAGCCAGTTATGACGCAAGCGCAACCCTGGACCCTAATGCCGGTTTCTGGAACAACTCCCGTTACGGATCGGAGTTCTGGGAATACCTGATGATGTTTGGTGCCGGTGCGGTTCAACTGGGGACGCCGGAATGAAAAGCGGGCTCACAATTCGGGAAGACAATTACAGCAGCGTTCTGGATGCGCTGAAGCAGCTGTCAGGCACTGATGTGCTGGTTGGTATCCCGGCAGGTCCTCCGCGCGATGATGCGCCGCTGAGCAACGCTGAGCTGGGGTATCTCCAGTCCACCGGGGCAACCGTAGAGATAGACGGTGAGACCGTTACTCTGCCGCCAAGGCCATTTCTGGACATGGGTATTGAGGATTCCCGGGATAAAACGACAGAGCGTTTAAAGCTGGCCGCTCAGTCTGCGCTTGAAGGTAAGGCAGATGTGGCGTCGATGCATCTTGAAGCCGCAGGCCAGATTGCGCGTGATGCCTCAAAGGCTGTCATTGAGGCAGGCGATCGTCTGACCCCACTATCTGAAAAAACCATCAAGAAGCGCAGAGAAATGAAGCCTCCCATTCCAGGCGATAAGCCGTTGCGTGCCCGCGGATTCCTGTTCAGAGCGATTCAGTATGTCGTGAGGAAAGAATAATGCCGTTTCTCGATGTGACGGATGTTCTGCTTGATCCGGACTTTGTCGACCTGTCTCTGGTGTGTTATCGACAGGTGCAGACAGTGGACGAAGATAATTTTCCAACCAATACCGTGCAGGCTATTCCGTTCTCTGGTGTCGTAACCGTCGACCGTTCACTGGAAGCGAAGCGTATGGCCGCCGGACAGAACATCAACGGGGCCATTCTCATCGTGACGCAGTTCAGGCTGACTCAGGGGCAACCCGGATTAGATGCCGATATCGTAACCTACCGCGGGCGAGATTATCGTGTGACGTTTGTCGACCCGTATACGGCGTACGGTGCCGGGTTCGTTCAGGCGCATTGCGAGCTTCTGGAATTCGACGGGGGAACGCCAATTGAGTAACGACAGCACAACGGCGGGATATCTGACCCCCGTCGGTGATTCACCGCCCTACGATGAGGATCTGGAACGGCTAATCAGCCGCTGGATACGGGGTGTGACAGGGCTGGCTGCCACGCTGGTTTACCCACGCTGGACTGACCCGCAAAAGCAGATACCCAAAAACGGCACCACCTGGTGCGCGTTCGGTATCACCGGCATTCAGGAGGACTTCAACCCGGCGTACGTGCAGGGCGAAGAGAACACCGAACAGTGGTCGCATGAGACCGTGAGCCTGATCTTGTGCTTCTATGGCCCGCAGGGGCTGGCAATGGCCACGCGCTTTCGTGACGGTCTGCTGGTCTCGCAGAACAATGACGAGCTCAACCGCTCAGGCCTGACATTTCTGCAACATGGGCGGATCCTCAATCTGCCCGAACTCATCAATAACCAGTGGGTGCGCCGGTACGATATCAGCGTTGACCTGCGCCGCAAAATCATCCGCCAGTACGGCATTCAATCGCTGGTCGACGCGCCAGTGCAATTTTTTGGAGATTAAAACATGGCACAGGGCTTACCTGTTTCCAATGTCGTTAACGTTGACGTCATCATGTCACCGGTAGCGGCAACGGGGCGAAACTTCGGTGCGCTCCTCATTCTGGGAACCTCTACCGTTATTCCGGTTACCGAGCGCATTCGCCAGTATTCGGCCATTGAAGATATCGGCGATGATTTTGGCGCTGACTCCCCGGAATACGAAGCAGCGACCATCTTCTTTTCACAATCACCAAAACCCACGCTGGTCTATATCGGCCGTTGGGCGAAGACGCTGGCGGAAGGAGAGGCCGGGGCGGTGGAAACCTTGCTACAGGCCGTTAATGCCTGCCTTCAGTATACCAACTGGTACGGGCTGGCAATTGCCGACAGCGCCGATCTGGTTGAGGCTGACGTGATTTCCGTTGCTGCTGCTATTGAGGCATCCAGCTTAAGCCGCATTCTGGCCGTTACCACTGCTGATGTGAATGTGCTGGTCTCGGGGAATACCGACAACATCGGCTATAAGCTGAAAGCCGCCGGCTACAGCCGTACGTTCTGGCAGTACAGCTCCAGCAGCAAATACGCCGCTATCTCGGCATTTGGCCGTGCGTTTACGGTGAATTTCACCGGCAACAACACCACGATCACCCTGAAGTTCAAAACCGAGCCGGGCGTGACGCACGAAACGCTGACGACCGCACAGGCGTCCGCTATTGATGCTATTAACGGTAACGTCTACGTCTACTACGCCAACGATACAGCGATTATCCAGCAGGGTGTCATGGCGAACGGAGACTTCTTTGATGAGCGCCACGGCCTGGACTGGCTGCAGAACTACGTGCAGACCAACCTTTACAACCTGCTGTACACCTCGACTACCAAAATTCCGCAAACCGACGCGGGCGTTACCCGGTTAATGACCAACGTCGAAGCGTCACTCGACCAGGCGGTTAATAACGGCCTGGTGGCTCCGGGTGTATGGAATGGCGGCCCGATCGGCCAGATTGAATCAGGTGACACACTGACCAAGGGTTACTACGTCCACGCCGATTCAGTAGAAAACCAGGCGCAGTCCGACAGGGAAGCGCGTAAGTCGCCGGTGATTCAGGCGGCGATCAAACTGGCGGGTGCCATTCACTATGCCGACGTGCAGATCAATGTGGTGCGATAAGGAGCGACCATGAGCGGAACCTATAGTTTTATTGACGTCTCGGCATCCCTGACGGGCCCAACCGGCAGTATCGATCTGGGCTACGGCTCGGCGAACTCCGAAGAAGGTATTACGGTTGCGATGACCGAGGCAAAAAACACCATGACCGTCGGCGCCGATGGTGAGGTGATGCACAGCCTGCACGCCGGTAAGAGCGGCACTATCACGGTAACTTTGCTGAAAACCTCCCCGGTAAACAAAAAGCTCTCGCTGATGTACAACGCACAGAGCCTGTCCTCGGCGACGTGGGGCAATAACGTCATCGTCATTCGCAACAAAGTATCAGGTGATACCACTACAGCGCGTTCTTGTGCTTTCCAGAAGCAACCCGATCACGCTAACGCCAAAGTCGGCAATACGGTTTCCTGGGTCTTTGACTGCGGCAAGATTGATCAGCTGCTTGGGGAGTTTTAACGGATGGAATTTGAAATCAAAGGCGTTAAATACCGCACCGCAAAGCTCGATGTTTTCCAGCAGTTGAAGGTTAGCCGTAAACTGCTGCCGGTGCTGGCCGGGCTGGTTTCTGACTTTGGTACGCTGAAATCCATGATGGTCAGAGACAGCGAGGGCAAGCTGGTTTTCGGTGAGAAAAGGGCATTCGACGCTCTGGATATCGTCCTGCCGAAGATTGCCGATACGCTGGCAGCTCTGCCTGAAGAGGACGTTAACGCGGTGATTCATCCGTGCCTGGGCGTTGTTATGCGCCAGCATGAAAAAGGGTGGGTGAAAATTTTCGATCAGGGCGCGCTGATGTTCGACGATATCGACCTGTTCACGATGCTGCAGTTGGTGGCGCGGGTGGTCGCCGACAGCCTGGGAAATTTTTTGAAAGAACTCCCCGGCAGCGGGACGCCTACCCAGCCATAGGTCCTGTCCTGGAATCCATGCCAGAAGGTGAGGATTTCCTGATGCGCCCGGTGGATGCCGGGCTTATCCCTTACACCGCCCTGAAAGATGGATCAGTAGACCTGGCTGATATTGCCCGTATGAATGACTGGCTGGACCTGAAAGCCGATAACGAAAACCGTATAGCGAAATGGAGAGAGGCTAATGAACGCTGAAACGCTCAAGGACTTTCTGATCTCGCTTGGGTTCAAAGTTGATGAGGCTGGCGCCAGAAAATTCGATGCCGTCGTTGCCGGGACAACGCTTAAAGCGATTGAACTGGGCGTCAAAGTTGAGGCGGCGGCACTTTCCGTCGTTGCATTCACCGCGAAAATTGCCAGCGGTCTCGACGACCTGTACTGGGCCTCTCAGCGCACAGGCGCGACGGTGGAGGGCATTAAGCAGATTGGGTATGCGGTTAGTCAGGTTGGCGGCAGTGTCGACGGGGCCCGCGGCTCTCTCGAAAATCTTGCCAGGTTCATGCGTAACAATCCCGGCGCTGAGGGTTTCCTGAACCGGCTGGGGGTTCAAACGCGTGATGCCAGCGGTAACATGCGGGATATGGCGACGATCTTTACCGGCGTCGGCCAGCGTCTTAGCAGTATGCCGTATTACCGCGCGAACCAGTACGCTCAGATGCTGGGTCTGGATGAAAACACCCTGATGGCAATGCGTCGCGGTATCGGCCAGTTTAGTGGCGAATACACCGCGATGGCGAAGGCGATCGGCTATAACGCTGATGTGGCCGCCGTCAGCTCCAATAAATTCATGACCTCGCTGCGCTCCTTTGGGCTGATGGCAGGCATGGCGCGGGATAAAATCGGCTCCAGTCTCGCTGATGGACTTGCTGGCTCTCTGGACAGGCTGCGTCGCCAGATCCTGGAAAACTTCCCGAAAATTGAAGGCGCTATAACCGGTACCGTGAAAGGCATTCTCTGGGCTGGCGAGATGGTAGGCAGGGTAATTTACCGCCTTATTCAGCTGGGTCAGAGTATCAGCGACTGGTGGGACTCTCTTGATAAGCAGTCGCAGCAGCTGATCGAACCAATTGGAGCGCTAACCGCAGCGTGGTGGATGCTCAACCGCGCTATGCTCGCATCGCCGATTACGTGGGTTCTCGGTCTTGCCGCTGCCATAGCTTTGCTATGGGAGGATTACCAGACCTGGAAGGAGGGCGGTAAGAGCCTCATTGACTGGGGTAAATGGAAGCCTGAAGTAGACGCAGCACTGAAGATGGTCGGTGACCTGAAACAGACTGTCCTCGATCTCGGAAAAGCGCTGGCAAAGCTGCTCAATATCGACCCTAAATCCTGGTCTTTGAAATGGGATTTCAGCAACTTCATTACCCAGATGGGTGAGTTTAGCAAGATGCTGAGTATGATCGGCGACCTGCTTAACGCTATCAAGGACGGTCGCTGGTCTGATGCTGCAAGTATTGGCAGGGCTCTTCTCAAACAAGGCAGTAACCAGCCTGATGCGCTGCCAGGCGTTTCTGACAGTGCCAATAGCGCAGCTGACTGGATAAAGGATAAGACAGGATTTGACCCGCGCAGCATAGGCCGTTTCTTCCGTAGCGAGGGGAATACGCTTGCAGATCGCAACAATAACCCCGGCAATATTCGGCCCGTAGGCGGTGGTGGCTTTCGTACGTTTGGTTCTGCGCTGGAAGGCTGGGAGGCCATGAAAAACCAGCTCATGCGGTACTTTACTGGTAAAACGACCGGGCGCCGCCTGCAGACTATCATGGATATCGTCAGCACCTGGGCGCCTGCGGCCGATAACAACGATCCTGCCAAATATGCCCGTGATGTTGCTGGCTGGATGGGTGTATCGCCGACGGCAGCATTAAACCTGTCCGACCCCAATACGATGGCTATGCTCATGCAGTCTATGGCCCGCAAAGAGGGATATTCGAACTGGAATAGCCCACTTGCCCATCAGGCTGCTGGAGCGCAGGTGAATCAGCAAAACACCTACAACATCTATGGCGGTAATGCTCAGGAGATTGGGCAGGAAGTCAGTCGCCGCCAGCTTGATGCTAATGCCAGGGTGCTGAGAAATAACCAAACTGGAGCAGGATGATGGATATTCTTTCTACTCTCTTTCAGCAGCAGAGCAGGCGGATCGGGCTGATAGTCCCCAGTGTTGTTATTTCGGAAAAGCACGATGACTCTCTTGAAATAACCGAGCATCCCGTAGAGGTTGGCGCAGCAATTTCCGACCATGCATTTCGACGCCCTTCGGAAGTGGTAATGCAGGTCGGTTTCGCTGGTGGCGGTTCCTTGCTTGACTTTGTAGATACGTCTTCTCTTGGGCTGAGCGTAGGTATTGGCCCGAAGGAGACGTATCAGGAACTGTTAAATCTGCAGAGCAGCAGGGTGCCTTTAGATGTGGTGACCGGTAAGCGTATTTACACCAATATGCTGATCCGTGCGCTTGAGGTCACTACCGACAGGACGTCGGAAAATATTCTATCTGCCGTGCTGACGCTCCGGGAAGTGATTATCACAAGCACAACCACCACACATGTGGCTCCAAAGTCCAATATGAAGTTAGGGGCGAATACCTCTGCCGTGCAAAACTCCGGGGTGAAAACGCCAGTGCAAAAAAATGAATCAATACTGAGCCGGTTAAGTGGCTTTGTAGCGGGAGGGTAAATGACGATCAGCGAAATCCCTCTTTCCCCGGAAAACCAGCGATTCTCCATATCCGTGGCAGGTCGAAGTCTGCAAATGGCTGTGACCTGGCGCGCTGCTTTCTGGTGTCTGGATATTATGGATAGCAGTGGTGCGGACCTGATAAAGGGGATCCCGCTTATCACCGGCGCCGACCTGCTGGCGCAGTATCGCTATCTCGGGCTTGGCTTTTCGCTTTATGTGGGCTGCGACAACCAGTCCAGCGAAAATCCAACTGAGGCCGATCTGGGTATTTACAGCCATCTTTATGCGGTAGCGGAGTAAAAATGTCTCAGAACTGGATGCGGCACTTCGAATTGCAGTTAGTCGATTCGAAGGGGAACGCCACTGATTTTGGTAGCTTCAAGAGCACTTTTACTATCGACTGGTTTAATCTCAGCAGCGAAACGCGAGTAGGTACTTTCAAAATCTATAACCTTTCAGCTGATACCGTAAACCGGATCGTCGGAGAGGAATTCTCCCGGATTAGGGTTATCGCTGGTTACGATGGCATTGCAGCTGACGTTCCCGCCAGCCAGGTAGGCGTCGCCAGGACAGTAAACCCCGATGAAGTTGGGCAGATGGACGGTCGAAATTATGGGCTGATTTTCGACGGAGAAATCCGGTACACCATCACAGGGAAAGATAACCCCGTTGATAGCTTTGTCCTTATTCAGGCGGCTGATTCTGACCGGGCATTCGCTACCTCGATCACTGCGCAGACGCTGGCGGCTGGCTATACGGTCTCTGACGTCAATGCAGTGCTCATGAAGGACTTCAACGCTAACGGAGCCACGGAAGGGAATACCCCTGCCATGCCTGCAACGGTGTTTCCTCGCGGCAGGGTGCTTTTTGGTATGACCAGGCATCTAATGGATAACGTCGCCGAGCAATGCAAGGCTGACTGGATGTTTGTCGACGGTAAGCGGGAAATGGTGGCGAAAAATGAGGTTGTTCACGAAGCCATTAAACTGAACAGCGCCACCGGCCTTGTCGGCATGCCTCAGCAGACCATTGGTAGCGGCGTTAACGTCCGTTGCCTGATTAACCCTAACATCCGCGTTAATGGCCTGATCGAGCTGAATCAGGCTTCTGTGTTCCGTACAGCACTGGGGAATAGCGATATCGCCATGACGCAGGGGCGTATCACTGACCAGAACAACAACGGAAACATCACCATTGAAGGCACGACTGCGCAGCCTGCCAGTATTGCGACTGACGGCGTTTATATTGTCCGTGGCATTATGTACACTGGCGACACAAGGGGCCAGGCGTGGTACATGGATATGATGTGTGAAGCGCGTGGCGCGATGGATCTAAAAACTCAATCAGCACTGGAGAGAGGCGCTGGGTGAAAAAATTATTGATATTGATCGCTTTATTTTCTGCACCGGCACTTTCTGCCATCCAATGTGGCGGTTACAAGCTAACTATTAACGATTCTGAGGGTCTGGTAAGAATCAATGGAGAATTGGTTACCAGTCAAAAGGTTAAATATCTCGGAAAGAAAGGTGACGAATCAAATGCCAAATGGGATATGGGTATAATGCCTTCCCGTGATGGAAATAATTACGGATTTCAATTCATCAAGCGGGATGGCAAATCTTGGCTCAATGTTCAACTGCTACAGAACAGTATGGATGCGCCTAAATTGATTGGTTCATATCCATGCAAAACAGTATAAAAAAGCCCTGAGTTAATCAGGGCTAAAATCTCACTGCTTAAATATTTGCGATAGAACTATGGCGGCAATGATGAAAACTGCAAGCCTCCACCAATGGATCCCTTCCCTTTGAGCCGTTGGTTCCTGTTCTGAAAATTCCTCTTCCGATGTAGCTTTTCCAGATTTTTTCCCTGGGCCAACGGTGTATGACAAACCGGATCCCGGAATTCCAACGGTGGTTTTTATTCCTCTTCCACTTATGTTGGTAGTGGCGCCTTTTGGGCCAATCGACGTACTAACGCCACTCTTGCTGATATTGATTGCTAGGCCTGGAGCTATGCGTATCCGCTTCCTAAATCTGAAGCCCATAGGTATCTCCTGTAGTCAAAAATACTAAGTAATTAAATTTTTATTCTACCCCTCACTAAGTGAGGGTAATCATTATCTGGAGAAAACATGGGCGTATCAAGCCAAACCCGTAGTGGGGCGCTGGCGGAGGTTCTGGCGTCTGAGCGAAAGACGCTTAGCGAGCAAATGCGCGTAGCACTGCCGGGGATCATCCAGTCATTCGACCCAGAATCTTTGACGGCTGTTGTTCAGCCAGCGATCCGCTACATCGAGCGCGACAACGACGGCAACAAAAGCACGAAGGATTATCCGCTGCTGGTGGATGTTCCAGTTGTATTCCCCCGCGGGGGCGGCTGTACGCTCACTTTTCCCGTTAGCGAAGGCGATGAGTGTCTGGTGATATTTGCCGACCGCTGCATTGATTTCTGGTGGCAAAGCGGGGGTGTACAGGAGCCGGTAGACGGGCGCATGCATGATTTATCGGATGCGTTCTGTATCGTGGGCCCGCAGTCGCAGGCGAAGAAAATCGGCGGCATCAGCACTACGGGAGCGCAGCTGCGTACCGATGATGGTTCGGCTTTCATTGAGGTGGCCGCCGGAGGGGATATCACTGCCACCACCGCCGGCAGCGCGACTATTAACGCCCCGGAAATCGTCCTTAACGGCAACGTGACGATCAACGGCAACCTGTCGCAAGGAATGGGTGAGAGAGGAGGCACGGCCACAATGCACGGCCCGGTCACCGTAACCAACGATGTGACAGCAGGCGGTAAGAGCCTGATGACGCACATGCATGGTGGGGTTGAGCATGGTAACGACAGCACCGGGGGGCCTGAATAATGCGATACCGACGTGAAGACGATGACGGTGATTACACCTTTGGACAGGGTGATGATACCTGGCTGGTAAACTCTCCTGAGGCCGTAGCGCAGGCCATTAAAACGCGCTTTCTGCTTTGGTACGGGCAGTGGTTTCTGGACACCACAGAAGGTACGCCGTGGATTCAGTCCGTTCTGGGTAAGCAAAAGCCGGATACCTACAACCTCGCTATCCGTAAGCGGATCCTAGAAACGCAGGGGGTTAGCTCAATCACTGCATTTAACACCACCGTTGACGGTACCACGCGCCGTGTAACGTTCACAGCAACGGTAGAAACCCTCTACGGGACAACCACAGTAACCTCGGAGGCGTAATGTCTTTGGACCTCGACACACTCGGCTTATCGGCAACGGTAACCGCTGAGGGGATAAGTGCGCCCGACTACCAGACCGTTCTGGACACCATCACTGGTTATTTTCAGCAGATTTATGGCAGTGATGCCTATCTCGACCCGGACAGCAAAGACGGCCAGATGGTCGCTCTGGTGGCTCTGGCCATTCACGATGCCAACAACACGGCTATTTCTGTTTACCGGTCATTTTCTCCGTCGACGGCGCTGGACGATGCATTAACCAGTAACGTCAAAATTAACGGCATCGCTCGCCGTGCTGCGACAAACTCTACGGTAGATGAGCTGATCGAAGGTGAGGCCGGAACGTTGATCACAAACGGGTCTGTGAAAGATGCCAACGGTATCATCTGGAATCTTCCTGCTCAGGTGACAATTGGTATTGATGGGACGGTTATTGCTACAGCGACGTGTTCTGTTGCTGGTGCTGTGGCCGCCCCTGCCGGGTCAGTCAATAAGATAAACACCCCGACACGTGGTTGGGTATCAGTAACTAACCCGCAAGCGGCTACGGTAGGCGTTGCTGCCGAAACAAATGCTGAATTGCGTGTCCGGCAATCACAGAGCGTTGCTTTACCGTCTCTGACGCCGTTTGAGGCGGTAGATGGCGCGATAGCAAATATCAGCGGCGTAACGCGACACAAGCTGTATGAGAACGATACAGATACCACTGATGCAAATGGCCTGCCTCCGCACTCAATCGCCGCCATTGTAGAAGGTGGTGATGCGACGGTCATTGCAAACAGCATTCGTGGTGTGAAAGGGCAGGGCGTAACACCCTACGGTAGTACGGTGATTGTTGTGCCTGATAAGTACGGAAACCCTCACTCGGTAGGTTTTTCAAGGCCGGTCGATGTACCCATTTACGTCAAAATCACTATCGAACCTCTTACGGGCTACACATCCCAGGTTGGCGAAGAGATAAAGGCGGCTGTATCTGCCTACATTAACTCACTGGCAATCGGCGCCAGCGTTCTTCTCAGTCGCGTTTACTCACCGGCTAACCTTGGTGTTGTCAGTGGTGGTAATGCCAGGTATTACGACATTACCGAGTTGCTGATCGGGACGTCTGCCGGTGGCGTAGCCGCGGCAAACGTGGATATTGCCTTTGACCAGTCAGCATCCTGCGCCGTCAGCAATATTAATCTGGTGGTCTCATGAGCAGATACACTGACCGCATAACAAACTACCACGCCGGTAAACCAAAGTTCTTTGCACACGTTGATCTGTCCACCAGGCCACTGAGCGATGTTTCCGATGCAATGTCACGGCTAATACCCGATTTTGATATTGATACCGCCATTGGCGTGCAGCTTGACGTTGTAGGCGAATGGGTTGGTCGTTCCCGTCGCGTGGCAACACCGGTAACCGGGATTTATTTTTCGTGGGACACCGAACGGGTTGGCTGGGATCGGGGGGTCTGGCAGGGACCATATGACCCAAACGACGGTTTTATCGATCTAAGCGATGAAATATATCGGCTAATGCTGAAGGTGAAAGTGGCGATAAACAACTGGGATGGTCAGAACGATTCGCTGCCTTCAATTCTTGATGCCGCCCTTGCCGGGTCCGGGATCCGCATGGCTATTGTCGACAACCAGGATATGTCGATTTCCATCTGGATACTCGGTGACCCATCGGTAGCCCTAAGTGAAATAGACCGGTTAATTCTGGATAGCGCCGTCAATAAAGGCCCCTTTATCGCATTACCGGCAGATTACGTGCCTTCGCGCTATGACATTAACCCGATTGACCAGGTTAACAGCGAGCTATGGTGGGCGATTCGGAACGGTTATATGACGGTTAAAGCCGCAGGGGTTCGTGTCCGTGAAATAGAGACCGTCAGTGATGGTTATCAGTTTTTTGGCTTCGATATCGAAAATGACTATATCGCTGGTTTCGACCGCGGGTCATGGGGAGAGCAATTTTAATGGCGACTAACGATTTTAAGCCCTTCGCTACTGGTAGCGGGGCAAACGTATTATCACAAGCTGATTATGATGCACTGTCGGCCAGAACAACTGGCTTTTTAAGTGGCAAAGCGTCTTCGGCCCAGGTCAACAAAGCTTTAAGGCAGGCATCAACTATTGCGGCGGTTGTGGCGCAGTTTATTTCGGATAACAGCGGCGATGACACCCTTGATAACGGTAATTTACCTACCTTACTGGCTAGTCTCGAAAGCGCCCTCCTCAAGTCCTCCCCTGGGCGGTTACAGAATATCGTTATCTTTACCGCAAATGGGACCTACACCCCATCGCCAGGAACCAAACATGTAAAAGTTATTGTTACTGGCGGTGGCGGCGGTGGTGGTGGTTGTCAGGGAACTTCCGGATCTGAATCAGTTTCAGGTGGCGGCGGCGGTGCTGGTGGTACGGCCATTGGTTATTTTGCTGTAACTGAATCCAGCTATGCAGTCACTGTAGGTGCTGGTGGTTCTGCTGGCGTTGGTGCTGTCCAGGGTGGAACAGGCGGAACCTCAATCATTAACGGCATTAGCGGATTGGGCGGAGATGGTGGTCAGAAATCAGGGATCACTACGCTGGCTGGCGGGAAAGGCGGTGTTTCTATTGGTGGCTCGGTTAACCTTCCCGGAGGTTACGGTACCGATGGGCAAAATGGCTCCCTGATTATCCCCGGCAATGGAGGATCATCATATTGGGGCGGCGGTGGTCGTGGGGGCGCACGCGGGGGCGTGGCGGGGGATTGTTATGGTTCCGGTGGTGGTGGTGCATATGATGCTGCCATGTCTGGTAACTCCTACAATGGCGGACAGGGGAAAGCAGGGATTGTATATATTGAGGAATACTCTTGATGGTAAGCAAGTATGCAGTCCTTAAAGAAGGCGTGGTAGAAAACATTATTGTTGCTGATGATAATTACTCTCCTGATGATTTCGAAGTCGTAAAATATAGTGACGAAACATTTTGCCAGCCAGACATGTTGTACAATAAAGAGGATGGTTTATTTTATGATGATAAATAATCATCAAGAATAAATAACATTATCTAAATATCTATACATTACCAATCAACCGGCTTATGCCGGTTTTTTATTGGGGCGACCATGAGTGAATACGATACCGGCAATCCTGTGCCGTCTGCATCAATGCCTGATGCATGGGATAATATGCAGTCTATTGACAAGTTTGTTAATAGCAATGATGAAACCATTACCACGCGCACAGGCGAACAGCTAGACACGCTGCATGGAGTCAATGTCAAAGCTTCTAACCAGCGTAATGAGCTGCAAGCTGAATTTGAAGCGTCGCAAGAGGAAAGGGATATTGCGTTTGAGGAAACCCGGCAGAACCTGATCCCTCTCAGCCGGCAGTATATGACACTGGCCGCGGCACAGGCAGATATTGCTAATATCCCGACAGGAAGCGCCACGTATTATCGCAGTCCTGATGACAGCGCTCTTGCGATAGAGGCAATCAACAACGCCGGTACGCTGACAGCAACCGGAAGAAAAATTCCAGCGTATTCCGCTTTGCGCAGAGGCAACATTTTATTCGACGCATTTAATGAATATTCAGCTGTTGATCCTAAGTTTGGTGCCTGGGACTGGTATCGCGGAGCTACTGTTACATTTAGTACTACTGATGCCAACATTCCGTTACCGACTCCAGTGGCACAGTATTCCGGCGTATGGTCTGCAGATAAATATTATGACCTTGCCCGCCTGCCTGTAAGGGTAGGCGATCAATTAACCTTTTCTGTGCTGGCATGGTTTCAGGATGCCGGTGCTAAGTTCCATATATTCTGGATGTCCGCGAGCGGTACGATAATATCCTCAAAATCCGTAACTGGACTGGCTTCAGGAATTAATGTTCCAGTTTTAACAGATATTGTTCCTGCTGGGGCGTCGTATGTACGAATTCGCGTAGAAAACACGACAACAGGATCGTTCAAGGTGGGAGCCTATGCGTCCGCTGTTGGTTCTATTCAGCCTGAATTTATTCGTGCCGCTCCTGACAAGACCTATATGTCAGCGATTGTCTCTTCAGGCATCGCTGGCCTAACCTCGCGCGTGGATGCGTTGCAGGGGGCAATTTCTGTTGGGTATCCGTATGCAGCGACCTGGCAGGTTGGTAAATTTGTAAACCCAAATACCGGGGAAATAACAGATAATGCTGCGCTGAACTGTACCATAATTCCTCATAGTGACGGGGACGGTTGGCTGGTTACTGCTCTCGTTACTGGATCGGCCACAGCTCTGGCTGTGTATATGAATGCGGCTGGCACAGTGCTGGGAGTGGAGGGGCGCGGAACAACAACGCCGCAGCAGTATACGAATTACCGCCTTAACGTTCCGTCGGGAACCACGCAGATCGGCATAACCGGTCGTAATTCTGCTCCAATGTCTGTTAAGAAATTGGCCGTTGTTGAAACTGCTACTGTACTGGCTAGCATCGATTCTCTCGATTCACGTGTACAGAAAATAGAAGATTCGCTGGTTTACGATTTCGTTCAGCAGGATGTCCCTATTACGTCTGGGGCATATATAAACCGATCTACCGGTGCCGTCGTAACAAACTCTGCATTTGATTGTTCGATATTTGACTATACAACAGGAGATCGCTGGAAAGTTACGGCAAGGGTGAATGGAACGAGCGTATCACTCGCTGTATATTTTAATTCAGTGGGCACTGTCATTGGGACGGAAGGCGATGGTACATCAGCATCTGTGGATTACATTGATTATGAGCTGACGCCCCCAACCGGCACTGCCAGGATAGGCATCACAACACGGGTTGCACTTCCTATAGTTGCTAAAAAATATGTCATTGTTCCCGGCGGAAGTACAGTAAGTCCGTGGTCGGGAAAAATTATTGATGTAATGGGAGACAGCAACGTAGCCTATAACAAATGGCAACCGCTGGTTGCTAGTGAACTTGGTTGTTCTTTCCTGAACCATGGTGTTGGTGGTTCAAAGATCGCCAAACCCGATAGTTCACCGTCACAAATCAGCATGTGTGACGACGCCAGGATTAATGCCCTCGATACGACGGCCACTGCCTGGATTTGTGGCCCGTGGGGGACAAATGACTGGGCGCAAAATATACCCATTGGAACTATTAGTGACACTGTGAATACCACGGTCTATGGTGCGCTAGTCATAATTGCACAAAAGCTTAGGGCGAGAGCACCAACCAAGCCTATTTTTTGGGTTACTCCATTCAACGGAGATTATGAAACTGGGAGGACTAGTTCATGGGTTGATGGGGAAACTAACCAATATGGCAGGGTGTCTGATTATTCTGCTGCAATTCGAGCTGTAGCTCTGCGATATGGCTTCCCATTGATTGATTTAAATGCAGATTGTGGGTGGACAAAATTTAATAGTAGTTATTTTTTGCTAACGGAAGGTAATACTAACCCTTCTCATATTCATTTAAATGATAGTGCTGGTCCAGCCAGAATTTCGGAGTTGGTAATAGATCGTTTAACGGCCCTTGCGAATTTGGCCAACTAGATATTTATTGTCTTTGAAGTGAGGCTATTTCTGCGATGTTTATTCTGATAATTCCATTATTTAACAGGGGTATATATGGCGCTTAAGCTATTAGCCAATAATAACGCAAAGAGTGTTCTCGCTGCGGGTATTAGCGCGTCCGCTACCGTTATTACCGTGGGTACCGGAGCGGGGGCTTTATTCCCTTCCCCTGTATCTGGACAGAGTTATTTCAAATTAACGATAACCGACGCGGCCACGAAAACAATTTCTGAAATTATGCACGTCACGTCTGTATCCGGTGACGTGATGACAGTAATTCGTGGTCAGGAAGGAACTACGGCACGCGTATGGTCAACGAATGACATTGTCGCGAATTTAATGACCGCAGGATCATTGTTATCTTTCCTGCAGATCAGCAATAACCTGTCAGAAATTAAAGATGCCGGTGAGGATGCGATAAATGAAGCCCGTTATAACCTCGGAATATCTGATTCCTCTGGTTTTGTCGGGCGTTCTCTTGGCGCTCCGAAAGCTTTCTATGCAAACGGAACCTATACGCGATCTCCTCTGGCCCGTTATGCAAAAGTAACGTTGACCGGTGGCGGCGGTGGCGGTGGCGGCTGCCAGGCCTCCAACAATACAGAAACCTTCTCCGGTGCTGGCGGCGGCGCGGGCGCGACCATTATCGTATGGGTTGACCTGTCTGCTGCCAGTTCTTATGCGATTACTGTCGGCAAGGGTGGTAAGGGCGGAGTTGGCGCAGTAAGTGGTGCGGATGGTGGGGCCACCTCGTTTGCCAGCCTGTTCTCAGCTCCTGGCGGGAAAGGAGGAGTGAAGTCAGGCGTGTCCAATACCGCCGGCGGCGCCGGAGGTACGGCGGCGACCGGAGATATCAGGATCAACGGTGGTACCGGCTCAGATGGACAGACAGGCTCAAGCCTTCTGACGGGCAACGGCGGGGCGTCGTATTTTGGCGGCGGTGGCCGGGCGGGTTCTCAGGCCGGTATTGCTGGCGCAGCTCCCGGATCCGGTGGTGGTGGCGCGTATGACCTTGGGTTTACCGGTACGGCATTTACCGGTGGTGATGGTGCTACTGGCATGGCGATCGTGGAAGAATTCGCGTAA